GTTCCTGCAGGCTAGTCCTGCATCAGTACAGGACCTACTAGACTCTGTACTGGCGCAATGGTCTATCCATTCGCCAAAAACAAAGAATAAACCGGACGGTTGCCGTAGAAAAGCGCAGCGTGTCTATGGCCTCCGTTCGGAATCATTCTAAACAATCAACAAAAACATTAAAAAGGGTGTATAAACACCCCATGTTCCTATCAATCAAACTTAAGTACGTCCTGTACTTCCTAATCTTAGCGGTCCTCTTTCCGCTCTTGATGGGCTGCTCCGTCACGTCACTCCAATGTGGCACGGACGGAGATAGCTCATTCATAAATCTCAACACTACACCCAAAGTGCTCTCTCAAAATGCTCGGACTATGGCCGAGCTCTGCTCCTTCTCATTTCAACAGGAGAAAACATAATGCGACGCAGAATGTCTCGCAAATCCTCGCGCAAAAACTTCAAACGCAACTCTCGAGTCCACCCCGCAAATAACCGCACGAATCAAAGAGGCGGCTACCGCCTCTAATCATGGCGTGCTACACGCCGCTAAAAGGTTACAAGGATATAATCTCTGGTGGACTTACCTTCGATAAAAGCAAAGCTCACTCGCCACTGGAAGTGGCTTGTGGCCAGTGCATCGGTTGTCGTATTGATCACCGTATCATGTGGACAATCCGCATCATACATGAAGCCCATCTGCACGATGGCGACCATGGTAATCAGTGGCTTACTCTTACGTACCGGGACAGGGGAACCTGCACCGATCGAGAACTCAAATCTGGACACTACATTCCCTCTGACTACTCTCTTCGTCCCTCGGATGTTTCAAAATTCATCCGCGCTCTGCGCCAACAAAACAAAGATCACAAAATCCGGTACTTCTACTGTGGGGAATACGGCGAACTCGGCCGTCCCCACTATCACTTATGTCTCTTTAATCACCAATTTAATGATCTTCAACTCTTCAAGGACGACGAAGGACTCTACACTCACACTAGCCCGACTTTGGAAAAAGTCTGGCCATATGGCTTCTCAACTATCTCGGACCTCAATTACAATACTGCTGCATACACTGCAGGCTACGTCTTTGCCAAAATTACCGGCAAAAAAGCACGCGATCATTATCTGCGCTGTGACGAATACGGTGTCGCATACTGGCTACAACCCGAATTCATCCGAATGTCTACTGGCAATAAAAAACCGCCCTGCGGCTTAGGCGCAGGCTTCTATGAAAAATATAAAGATGATATCTTCCCATCTGATGAGACGCCAGTACCCGGCAAGGGCACTGTTCAACTCGTGCCCCGCTACTATCAAAACATACTCAAATCGCAAGATCCAAGCACACTTGAACTTGTACGCGAACTTAGGCAAGTCTTTCTTCAAAACCACCGAATGGATTTCACTCCGGAAAGACTTAAAGACAAACATATCGTCGCGAAAGCGCGACACAACCTAAAGAGGACACTTCAATGAGCCCTAACAAAGTTCGACTCGAGAAAGCTCTGGAGAACTTCGTCAAACATTATTGCGCAACGGCACCGGATCACGGTGACGCATGGCGCTCCAAACAATTGCAACTGGCAGATAAACTAACGGTTGCTTGGCTTCATACAAAGGGGACACTCCAATGAAAGTACAACTGTACGCAATCTTCGACACTTGCTCCGGCATCTATGAAAAACCTTTCATCGGCACCGCAGATGACGTTGTGAAACGTCAATTCCAAGATTTGGCTGTGGCTGCCGACTCACCCGTTGCAAAACATCCCGAGCACTACTCTCTCTGGCGTCTCGGCAACTTCGACGACAATACCGGCAAGGTTATCGACGAAAAAAACGAATGCCTCTGGACTGCTCTCGAGGCTATCTCACAATCACAAATCATCGCAGATGATAATGTCACTCATATATCTCCAGGCGGCACCGCATGAAATCTCAACATAACTTTTCTCAAACGCCGAGCGTGTCTGTACCACGCTCAACCTTCAATCTGTCACATGGGCATAAATGCACCTTCGATGCAGATTTCCTTGTTCCAATCTGCCAACCAATTGACGTAATTCCAGGCGACACTTTTCGGTGCAATACCTCATTTTTTATGAGGCTTGCGACACCACTCGAGCCGATACTCGATAATCTTTATTTCGAGTCCTTCGCGTTCTTCGTCGCATATCGTACTATTTGGACCAACCACGAAAAATTCCACGGCGCCCAAGACAAACCGGGCGATTCTATCGCCTTCACAATTCCTATAATGGCGAGCGCGTCGGCTGGCCGCACCGGCATCGGTTCTGTTTGGGATATGTTCGGCTTGCCGACGGCCGCAATACCGGATGACGTGCCAGTCTCCGCGTTACCATTCAGGGCTCTGGCAAAAATCTATAACGACTGGTTCCGCTCCGCTACGCTGCAAGACAGCATTACGGAAAACACGGGCAATGGCCCGGATACTTTCGCGGCAGGAACCGCACCAACCTCAGGCCAAACGGCCGACACAATGTTCAAACGCGGCAAGCGTTTTGACTATTTCACGTCGCAATTACCCGCCCCTCAACGCGGTACTGGCGTTAGCCTACCTCTCGGCTCAACAGCCGACATCTTCACCGCTGCCGGTCTTACTGATAATCCCGGCATCTGGTCTGTCGAAGAGGCCGCATGGCATCTACTCGACTCTGGCGGAACACAAATAGACATTTCATCAACAACTACAAACGCCGAACAAGAAAAAATGTACGCGGATTTAACCACCGCAACTTCCGCATCCGTCAACGACATTCGTCTCGCCTTCGCAACACAACACGTCCTCGAGCGCGACGCGCGCGCAGGGACTCGCTACGTCGAATCACTTAAAGCAAGATGGGGTGTTACCTCACCCGATTTCCGGCTGCAACGCGCCGAGATACTCGGAATGGGAAGCACCCCCATCAACATTACACCTGTTCAACAACAATCAGCACAACCAACACCGGTGGCTCAGGACAAACTCGGCAATCTGGCCGCTTACGGCACCGCCGCTGGCTCACACTCTTGGTCAAAATCTTTCGTCGAGCACGGCGTTATTATTATCCTCGGCAATCTTCGTTCCGATCTCTCGTACTCACAAGGCGTCGACCGTTACTGGTCAAAAACAACACGTTACGATTTCGTATATCCGGAATTGGTAAACATCGGCGAACAAGCCACACTCAATTCCGAAATCTGGATTACTGGCACTGGGACTCCCGCAACCGACGACCTTGTATTCGGCTACACTGGCCGTTACGACGAACATCGTTTTCTGTCGAGTAAACTTACCGGCCTTATGCGACCCGCATCCTCTGGCGGTGTCGATCTCAGTGGCACTCTTGCCTCCTGGCACCTTAGTGAGGACTTCGCAACATTACCGGCGTTGGGCGCCACTTTTATTCTATCGAATACTGGCGTCCCTCTTGATCGCGCAATAGCGATCCCCTCAGAACCTCATATGATTGCCGACTTCTACCATAATATAAAAGCGGCTCGTCCGCTGCCGACCTTCGGCGTACCTGGATTAACTAGGCTCTAATGGCACAAAATCCCGGAGGCGGCTCATCTGGCGGCGGCGCCTCTGCCGGCGCGGCTATGGGATCTTTCCTTGGCCCTCTCGGCTCAATCGGCGGTGCACTCCTCGGCGGTATCTTTTCCGCTCGAGGTCAAGACCGCGCGAACAAAGCAAACGCCGCCGAAGCTGTCCGCAATCGGGCCTTTCAAGAAAGAATGTCCAATACGGCAATTCAACGCCGCATGACCGACATGCGCAAAGGCGGCCTCAATCCTATTCTCGCCGGAAAATTTGACGCATCAACCCCCGCCGGAAACATGGCACGCATGGAATCCGTCGGTGGGGCTGGCGTCTCAGGCGCCGAAAAAGGCGCCAATACCGGCAAAACAATTAATCTTCTCAAAGTCCAAAGACAAAACATCCTGGCAGACACAGCATTAAAAATGTCCCAGGCATCAACACAACAATCTCTCGAGGGCGTCTATGACGCCCAATCAACAGCAACAACAACCGGGATTCCCGGTATCTCGTCTGCAAATCAAAAAATGAAAGCCGACGCTGAAATCGCAACATTACGCATACCTGGCGTAAAAACAGAAGAAGCGTTCTATTCTATGATCAATAAAATGACGGTTGCCGAAGCTTATAAAACGCTCGGCAAATTCGGGCCAATGGCCATCACTCTCCTCAAAGGCTACTTAGCCGTAAATCGGAAAACAGGAAGACCCTAATGTCTCAAAACGGACCCCTCAAACAAGTGAAAAGCTACGACGATGGGCGCACTAAGCAATGCTTTAAAAACGAGTGCGACATCGGAAAAATAATGGCCCGTGCCGAAAAGGCCGGGACCATCTCACACCTCGATAAATATGAAGGCGTCTATGGCGACTTCTCTGAATATGACTTTTTCACGCAAGAACAACAAATGGCAAAAGGCCAACAAATCTTCGCGGATCTCCCCGCAGAAGTACGCCGGGAATTTTCACAATCCCCGGCTGCCTTCTTTGCATATGTCAACGACCCCGAGAACAAAAATAAACTCCGGGAAATACTACCTGCCTTGGCAGCACCCGGAACACAACTTGTCGACGTCACGGCTCCGGACGCCGACACACAGGCCGCACAAGCGGCCGCAGCGGCTCCTGCCGCGTCAACCGCTGCCGTACCGGCAGCAACAACAACTGTGGCGCCCACGGCGGCCACAGTTGTTCCTGCAGGCTAGTCCTGCATCAGTACAGGACCTACTAGACTCTGTACTGGCGCAATGGTCTATCCATTCGCCAAAAACAAAGAATAAACCGGACGGTTGCCGTAGAAAAGCGCAGCGTGTCTATGGCCTCCGTTCGGAATC